TCGTCAGTTTCATGGTTGGTCCTTCCTTCCGGTCGGTTTTTCTTTTGTTACACTTTATCACAGAAACGCGTTTTTGAAAAGTGTTCCTGCAAAAATTCATAAATTCTGCTTTTTTCTTCAGCCATTGTTCTGTCCTCCTGTTATTAAGGTAAGCATAGCCGCTTCAAAATTGCAATAATAGATAGGGCTATCCACATCTATTTGCGTATCAACGGTTTCGCTTGTAAAATTTATCTCTATTTGTCTTTTTTCGCATTCGTTTTCGATTGCTTCCGCTAAATCCTGATATTCGGCGTCCGAAAAGCCGTTTCGAGTAAAAAGTTTTCCGTAGAGATAAACTTCACGCAACACCGAATGGTCATCCGCCGCAAGAACTTCAAAATTGTCCGATACGGCGTAAAGCAGAAACACGCTCTGCGAAAGCAGATCATTGACCTGTCCTCTCCAATATTTCGGCTTATACTCGTCGTCGCCCGTCGAACGTTGCATTCCCGCGGCCTTTAACGCAGTTTCAAATTCGGCTGCTACCTTTTCCCTTATTGAAAACTTTGTATTATTCATCGAACTCATCCTTTGCCGTATATTTAGTCGGGTCTGACGTCTTTATTGCGGTAAACGAACTATCCACGTTTCTGAAATCCAGCTCGTCTATGGATTTTATATCGTATATCTCTCCTCGAAATATTACTTTCAAATCCGTAGTGATTTTCGGATTTCTGTTCACCGTAAACTTTACCGTCAGCTTATCATAATCGAGCCCTGCATTAGAAATTTCTGTTAACGACATTGCCCGTGCATTTGCCCATACCCCGCCTTTTTCAAACAAATCTTCCGTATATATAAATTTACGAAATCTTACTACTTTCGTAATCCCTTCCACTTCTTTGGTAGCTGATTTATAAAGTTGTATTTTTTGATCCTTCCGCCGATTTAGCATATTATTCCCCCACAAGCGCAAATCTGTAACTGTTTCATCATTTGCGTAAGCCGTAAATCTTGTATTTCGGAATGAAGGTCATAATAATCGAGGTATACCTTCAATAAGACATATCCTTTCGCCAAACACATTACAGGGTCATCCTGCGGAATAGACAAATAATCAAAGTTTAATCCGGTACCTATAGAAAGATAACTTTCAGCAGAATTTACCAACCCCGCGATTTCATTGTCTTTCTCGTTAAAATCAATCGAAAGTGTTTCTTTTGCTTCTTCAAGGGTCACTATTTTCATGCTGAAAGTTCCTCCCGATAGTCATTGTTATTATCAGCTGCCGACTGACGCCGTGCGCGTGCCCAACGTAACAAACGAGCCGCGCTTTGTTTTGCTGTTTCTTACCGAATATGTAGTATCATTGATCGGAGCGCCGTTCAAACGTGCAACGATTCGGAACGTATTTTCATCGTACAAGAAACGCACATGAATACTCCATTCCTTTCTTTCCGCGCCTTTTTTAATCAGCATATACTGATCAAAATTGGCAAGCAGAATATCTCCCACACTGTCTTTTGCGGAAAGAAATTCGTCGTAGATTATCGGCTTTCCAAAAAGCGTATCATACTGTGAGTTGGACAATCCGCCTGCAGGAATAAACAGCAAATTTCCTTCTCCGTCATTCAGAAGCGGCAATTCAGCTTCCAAGTCGGGATGCATAAACCACGCCGCATTATCCCAGTCCTTCTTTCTCATAGCTGCTTTCATAGCAATAAAATCTTTAGCAGTCAGTTTAGTGCTGTCCGCGGGCGTTACGGTCACCAGTCCGGAAGATTTCAGAACGCCGAAAGGCTGATTCCCGGTATCTCCTGTACCGTTTAAGATACCATCCGTAACAAGCCCCGCAAGTGCGTCCGCAAAGCTGTCCTCGACAAGCTGCGAGGTAAAAGATACGTCCTCCAACATTTCTTCCGTCACATAACAAAGCCCCATCGCTTTACGCAGTTTCAATTCTTTGGATTTAATTTTAGGTTTCGAGGGCGTCACCGTCCCTCCTTCCGTTACCCAATAAGTCTGCACACCCCCAGATACGACAACGCCTTCTTTTGCCGCGTCTCCGCTGTCGTCGAGTAAAACATAATTTGCTCGATTCGAGTCGGAAGAAATGGTGTAGGAACGGCAACGGGAGATAATAGGACTTCTCTCATACGCTTTTTCGAGAATGTTTCCAAGGAAATCGCTTTGAATCGCGTACCCGCCGTCAGGATTATTTGTAGTATTAAGCGTTCCGTCGGATTTTTCGTCGTCTCTAATCAAACGAGGATCTACAGCTCCGTTCGGGCGGCCTGCGTTAACAATGGCTCGAAGTTGTTCTGAAAAAGAAGTAAACAGCTTTTTGTTATTCGCCGCGCTGTTTTTACCGTTTGAAGCGGAGGAAGCAGCCGCCGCCGTTTCTTTTTCATTTGCTTCAAATTCTTCCTGTGCTTCAATCATTTGGTCGAGCTTTTTGATTTCCGCATTGTTGCTTACAAATGCTTCATAATCGGTTTCCACATTGAGACTTTTCCCTTTATTCAGGAGCTGTTCTCTTTTGCTATACAGGTTTTCAAGTGCTTTTGTCATATATTTCTCCTTTATTCAGCCGTTTGGATTTTTGTTTCGGCTAAAATTTTAACGTTTTAATAATAGAAATTCAAATTGTGCCGCGGCTTCTTGTATTTGACGCTTCGTCGGCGTTTTTTCCGGTCGATTCTCCGGAACCGGTAACTTTTTACTCACTTTATTAAAAATCGTAATGCGTTGATTTTTTATGCTGTTCAGTACCTCGTTTGGAATAATTATCGAATCCTTTGTAATCTCTCCGTCTATAAATCCGTATTCAAGTGCGGCGTTATAATCAAGCCACGTTTCATCGGTCATCAGTTTAGAAATTTTTTCACGGGGAAGATTACTCTTTCGGGCATAAGCGTTTATAATGCCTTCTTTAATCGCTTTTAAGGATTCAAGGCCCTGTTTGACTTCCGTTATATTGCCCCATATCGCGGTAGACGGATCATGAATCATCAAAAACGCGGTCGGTGACATATAAATTTTATCGCCGGCCATGGCAATTACACTTGCCGCACTCGCCGCGATACTGTCAATCTTTACCGTAACTTCTCCTTTATACTCTCTCAACATCGTATAAATGGAGCTTGCAGCAAGCACATCGCCGCCATAACTGTCTACGTATACGCTCAAAGGCTTTCCGTTCAGCGCCGAAAGCTGCTCCTTAAAGCCTTTCGGCGCCGTACACTTTATTCCGAATGCTTCATAAAATTCCGCATCGTCGTCAGACACAATGTCACCGTTTATATAAAGCTCGGCGGATTCTGCCTCGGCTCTGTTTACAAAATTGAAAAATGACATAATTACTTCTCCTCTTCTTCTTTTTGTTCCGTAGATTTTTCGGTACCCGTTAAATCGTTAGGCGTTGCACTTCCCGCCGATTCTCCGTTTAATAAACGTTCTAAGGGAACGCTATTCGCGCCTATCAGTCTTGTTTCGCCCTTTTCTCCGATTGAAGGCATATCCTCCAAGGCTCGGATTTCATTGATATTATACACACCCATAGAACGCATTTTATCGTAGAAATTTGCTCGTGTCGTACTGTCTCCCCGCAATTCTGCGTTAAGGTTTCCTTTGATTACCCAGCCCTTATTTCTCTGTTCTTCCGTCAATAACTTTAACGTAAGTTCTTGTTCCCACTGCCGGAGCTTAGGGACTATCGTTTCCGTAATATAACAAATTTGACCTTGTTCATTTGTGCTGTAAGATTGTTTCCCGATCCCCAGCTTAAACGAACATGACGCCATATTAAAAAATCTTGCTATATCTTCGACGTTGACTTCTTTTGAATTTACAAACTGCATTTGTTCGGGCGTGATTTGCGGGACTGTCACATATTCAAATCCGTTGTCTAAAATAGCCGTCTTAAAACGCTTATCGCCCGTATGCGCTTTTTCCCATTCTTCCCGAACTACTTCTTTCAAAGATACATCAACCGTTTTTGTTTTTCCATTCTCATCAATAATATCTCTTTTGGTTTTCTTTGACGATATATCGGCAACAGTTTTCAAATAATCCGCAGGACGGGCAAAATTTTTATAAAACGCCTCATTATAACTTTCCTGATTTAACCCGGATTGAACGGTATTTCTTGCATATTCCAAAGGCGATATTCCGTTTATTCCGTCTACCGTCATCGCTTTTAGATGGATTATTTCATCATAACGAAGGGTCAAGTTATTTTTCTCTGATAAAGTTACCGTATACCAAAGGTTATTGTCTGCATCTACCATTTTCGATACGGACGACGGCGGGACCGGAATAAGCCGCTCCACACGAGTTGTCCGATATTTTCGGACGGGAACGCAATACCCTTCGCCTTCCGTAAGAACCCACGTCCAAAAAAGTTTATTCATTGTACCGGCATTCATTTTTTCGTTAGGCTGCATATTGAGGATATAATAAAGTTCCGGATCGTCTATTTTTTCTTTAGTAAATCTGTTAATGACGTTGAACGGAATTTTACTCATGGTATCGGAGATTGTAGATATGGCACAATATACGGAGGAAAGTTTCATTGCATTTGTTTCCCGCGCATTCCTTTCCATCTGTAAAATCAACTCGTCATGAAAAACAGATGAATCCCCGGAATAATTTTTTATCCTTTTTTGTTTTTTGGGTTTGTCTTTAGAAAAAAATCCCATCGCAACTCCTCTTTACTTTCAAAACGTAAATGTACCATTTATTATTGAATTTACTAAGTTTTCTCCGTTTAATAAATCCATTTTTCTTATTGCATCTAAGGTAGAAGCCAAAAGATCGATACGATAAACGCTATCTTTATTTTTTTTCGCCACCTTCATTCGTCCGCCTTTATCGTATTCCTTGTACGCATTTGAACAATGCTTTATGAACAGCTCATTTTCACAAATTACCAGTTTTCCGTCCAGTAATTTATTTTGAAATAATTCGCATGCCTCGTTTAATACTGCTGTCGTTTGCGGACATTCAAAAACCTCATAGGCATTTCCGCTCGGCGTTCTTCCTTCTTCAAAATCTATCAGTAATTGATGACACCAAGCAGGATCGGCTGAAATACCTTTTATTTCACTGCTATTATTTCTTTCAAAGTCGCATACGTATTGTTTTAAGGGCTCTTGGTCGATATAAGTTCCCGGTATTATCTCCAAATATCCTTTTTTGGCATACGCTTCATAAGGCAAACCGTCTGTTTTTTCATGCCGAGACAGGCTTTCGCTCGGTAAAAAACCATAAGCATAAATTCCTATTTTATCGTCAGGCAGATTAAATACAAATGTTTCTGACGACAAATCTATTTTTTTGCTTGCGTCGATTCCGCAAACCGTAGGACGGTCTTTAATTAACTCAAAAAATTCTTCTCGAGAAATTTGGCTCTTTACAAGCATGTCCAGCATCTCTTGATCCAAAAATTTTTGTTCACTCCCGACTTGCCAACGATTTGTGCGTTTTGTTAGAAACTCTATCCTTTGCGCCTCACTTCCTCCGTTAAAGGCTTTGTTATATTCATCTTTTATTTGCGTTAACAGCCTTTCCGAATACTCATTATGCTCACGCAGCATTGGAGCCGCTTTCTCGTAAAGGCTGAAATCTGCCGGATCGTCTTTTTCGCCCAACTGACGAATCATGATAAAATATGTATCGTCCTGTACTCTTTCGTGCAAAATTTCCAAACAACGGTCATAATCCGTCTTTGCGGGTTTATTCGCGGCATCGTCTCCGGCGGTCGTTATTTTCAAAAGCAAGCACTGTTCCCGCTTACCGAATGAACCCCGTAAAACATTAATTCGTTGTTCTTCTTTATGAGCCGCCCATTCGTCGGCTATAATAAGATTCAGCTTGGCACCGTCAAGATTTCCTGTTTCCCGAGATACGGCAGTAAACTCACCACCGCGCGCCTTTCCTCGAATATATGTCTGCTTTACATCTATTTGGTCTTTCAAAAACGGGCTTCGTCTCGCCATTTCCATAGCCGTTCCCCGCACTTGCTTTGTCTGTTCGCGATCAACTGCGAGCGTTACAATTCGGGGATTAAGCTCAAAATGTCGTTCAGGTGAATCCGGGTGATAAGGAGGGTAAATAACGTCCGCCGTCAATCCATAGTTTCCGATAACTCCGCATTCGCTTGATTTTCCTTGGCCTCTTGCTTCATATATCAAGGCTTCCACAAATCTCCTGCGTCCCGTCGCTTTTTCAACCCAGCCGAAGATGTTTCCCAAATCAAAATACTGAAAATGTGCAAGTTTCAAAAATGTTCCTTGCGGTGCGTCTATATTGGCGCAGCTTTCAAAAAATCTGAAAAATCTGTCGGCTCGCGTCATATCATAACACCACGGAAAATCAGGGTCGTTTTGTCTATTCAAATCCTTCATAAATCGCTTGCATGCAAGTAATTCGGGTTCGTCCGACAAATATTCACCGCTTATGATTTTTTCCGCATAACTATATTCTTTTCTTGTCTTGTCAATGGTGTAGTACATTATTACTCGAACAATCCTCTCTAATCGAACATACTATTGGTTTCAATCGTCGATTTTTCCTCTCCCGTCAGCTTTGGCGAATTTTGCGTTATTTTTGCAAGTTTATATTCTCCTAAAACCGTAAGCCCCAATGCTTCTGCATACTCGTTCACGGATTTGTTTTTATTCTCTATTTCTTTCAAAATCGGATGTACTTTAATATTTCCGCGGTCATCAACAACCGAAGTCGGACACCCGTCTTTTTTCCATGAAGATATGAGCAATCTTCTCATAGAAACCGCAAGACAATATGACTTTAAGGCTTCATAATGTCGGGCATTCAGCAAATGAATTTTAGAATTTTTTTCACAAAGCAATACATAATCCCAAGCCTCTTTTGCATACGGAATGTCATTTAGATCTTTGGGAAAATCTAAAAGTTCCATGTTGCACTTTTGCATATTGTCATAAACCGATTCTATATCGTTAAATTTTGACGGAATCGGTTTATCCGGAACTACCGGCTTTTTCTTTCTCCCTGCCCCTTCTCGTTTTCCTCCGCTCTTTCCTTTTATTCCTGACATTGTTATTTCCCGTGATATTTTCTATATAAATCCTCATTGGTTTCTTTAGAATGGATTTTCCCGTGGCAACTTGAACAAAGTGCTTCCCACTGTGTTTTATCGCAAAAACTTGTCCAATTACAGAACCCTTCTTTATGATGAACTGTATCGGCAAGCGTATGTTTCCCTTTTCGAGCACACTCCTCACACCATAAATGCGTCAGCAAAAAATTCTTTCTCGCCTTTCTCCACCACGGCGTTTTGTAATATCTGGCATATTGGCTGGTCGTATCTCGACATGCTTCTTTTTTGTGTTTGTCGCAATAAGCGCCTTCACCTACTACAGCGTTTTGACATCCCGGAAACGAACAAATCTTTTTTCTGATATATCCCATTTCTGTACTTCCTCAACTTCTTAAAATAAATTATATAGACAAAAAAAGGTAAAAACGGGTAAACTTTTCAAAAACCATAAAATTTTTCTTGACAAAATAAAAACCCTTGCTACAAGCAGGGTTTTTACATAATTTTTTCTTACTTTTTTCGAATTTGCCTGTTATACGCTGTGGCGCAAATTGTTTTTGCTTCCCTTTCGAGCTGTTCCGCTTTACATTTTCCGTCCGTACAGTATGTACAATAATTGCAGTAGTCCATTTTTCCGCTCATATCATACTTCCTGCTCTCGCTTAAAAGATACTTCTGCTCGTCAAGTTGCTTTTGCCTTTCAACATTTTTCATTTTTTTCGGCCTCCTTTTTCATTTTTTCTATTGCTGACGAAGTATATAGTTTAATGCTTTCAGGACTATAATACATCAGTCTCGCTGTTTTATTTAGGCTATAACACATCATATATCGATTCAAAATAATCTGGTGTTCAACAGGCGTCAATGTTTTCATAAGAGAAAATATAAACTCTTCTGTATTTGCTATCTCATTTATGTATCGATCATATTCCTCTTGCTGTTTTTTTAGATAATCTTCGATATGCGCTTTTATTTCGGGATTCTCCGTATGGGTAAATGTAAATTTTTTATACTCTAAAGCCTCGTGCATTGATTGTACCAAGTTTTTCTTTTGCACAAGAGTTTTAAGCAATCCTTTTATATTTCGTTTATCCGTGATTAATGTATATCTTGGTTGCATACGTTTTCTTCCCTTTCAAAAAATACTTTTTGTTAATTTATATCTTTTTTCGTTTCCGTATTTATATTTGCACTCCATTGTTCACGGGGTAGCATAACCGTAATATTACTTGCTGTGCATAGTATTGGCTCAAACTTACATATAGTTAAATGACAAGGACATCCTAATCCCTTTTCAAAGTTTCTACATAATCCACAACGTGTTTGCCATTGGGTCATTGCTTTCCCTCCGACAATTCGTTTAGTTTCTTTTCTAACTCTTTCAATTTTTCCTCGGCAGCTTCGCGGGTGGTGTAAACTTTATCGTTTACATATAAATCACACATTTTATAAATATTTTTATCCGTAATTTTTTCTTCATGTATTCGCCACCCCGAAGAATATACCGGTCTTTCATTTCCCTTTTTGTCTATTTCATAACCGTCTTGAAAAATAAAGTTTACTGAATATACCGTATCGCCAACCTTCAAAGGCAACTCTACCAACTTTCCCGTTTCTATTTTGTCCTCCAATTCTGCAAGACGGTAATGCAACTCCGCCGCTTGTATGGCTATCGTATTTAATATTCCCAATGGACAATCCATACACTCGAAGCAACAGCCCTCCATTATGTCCTCGGCTGTCACTCCACATTCTTCTTGGGCGTGATTTGCTATGTACTCTGTCAGTTTCACGTCATTCCCTTGCTCGTCGTAAATAAATACTTCTTTATCTTTGCAACGCGCATAATTCAGCATTGTTTCTACGTTACTTTGGGGTTCATTCGTTGTCAATCTCTTATACTCACTCATTTTTGTTTCTCCTTTAACAGTAATTTTATTTCCATTTCAGCAAGTGCTTCTATTTCTTTTGCCCATTTGGCTATTAATCTATAACATTCAACTCTTTCGCTTAAAGTAATGTTACCTGAATCAATAAAAAATACATATCTCAAAATTGCCTCACTTAAATTCTGGATTCTGTCCGTATGTTCTAAATTGTGCGGAGCTACTCCAATAGGCCACTCAACATACCCTTTCATTTCGTCTCCTCCAACAATTCGGGATTGTCGTGTATATTCCCGATGACTTCAATATTTGACATTTCGCTGATAAACCAATAAAATCCGTGGTCATCTACTACCTCAAACGCACAATCGCTCGGATAATATTCGATATACCCTCGCTCTGAATTGCTTCTGATAAAATCCCCCTCGAATATCTTCTTCCCGTTCTTATCAGGCAAGCCTGTATACTGCCCAACGGTTTCAGAAATAACTTCTCGCCAACATCCCTCATACCAAAGAAATGTTCCGCTATAATTTGTCTGCATAATACTATTACTTGTAATCCACTCGCCGTTATCTACCCGCTTTCCTCTAAATAATATCTCTCTCATATTTGCTCCTCCGACAGCTCTTTTTCGGCTTGTTCTATAAAGAATTTGTGAACTCCTAAGTCGCTCACTATCGCCTGTTGCGATATACCTTCGTGCTGCTTACCATTCAAAGCCAATATATAAGCTGTTTCGCACAATTCCAACGCCCGTTCCGTAATAGCCGCACGACGTTCAGCTTCTTTTGCCCTATCTTTCCATTCCCGCATTTCGTTATAGTAATTCACAGAGCTTAACTCTTTGGAGGCATCGGAGGTTTCGAGGGCTCTCAATTTTTCATGAAGGGAGTCGTTTTCATCTTCGAGTTGGTCGGACATTTCACGCAAGTTAAGGTAAACGTCGTAATCGATTTTACCTTCGCCTCTTAATTCGTCGATATAATTGGATAGTCTATTCAACATCTTTCTTTTCCTCCGACAATTCTTTTTCGGCTATTTTTATCATTTTGTTATATACTTCTTCTTCCGTCGCTCCGTCTCCGAATGATTTTGTAAACACCGATAAACGTTTGCTACAATCTTTCAAAGCCCTTTCCGCTACTTCCGCTCGGTGTTTGAGTTCCGCGTTTTCCTTCCGCAGTTCTTCTATATATTGAGCAGCATATTGTTCAACTTTATTGCCTAACCGAAGAATCCCGGTTATCTTCTCGTTCATTTCAGGATATGTTTTCATTTCTCTACCTTTGCTCCACAATTCGGGCAGTATTGAATTTCATATTCGTGGTAGGTCACGTCTCCGTCGTCTTCGTCAATCCGCTTTTCGATAAAATCCTCCATCATAAACCCGCAATTAGAACAGATAAACTCGTCAACGGGATTGTTTTCGGTTAAATTTTTACACGTTGTCATTTCGTCTCCTCCACTCCGTATTCTTTCTCATATTCCTTTATATGATTTTCAAACTGTTCGACAAGATTTTCCGCTACTTCTTTCACTGTTGAACCTTTACAGGAATATACTCCGTTTTTTATTAAGCCTTCCGCAAACTCTTTCACCGCTTCCTTTACGTTTCTATAACCTGCTTTGTATAATTTAATAGCACGCTTTCTGAATTTGCATGTATGCCTATATCCGTCATGCTTAAAATAGCACTTTTCACAATCTTTTCTAATTCCGTCTTTTATAAGGCTACATAACACTTTCGCCATTTCTTCAATTTGCTTCTCTTTCTCCATATCAATCCTCCAAGTCAAACAGAGTTTCTCCTTTCGGTAATTCTTCATACAGCCAATAGTTAAAATATTCTTCGCCTGTCTTAAACCCGTATTTGTTTGATAAATTTCGACTCATTCGTATTCGCATTATATCTTCACACAACTTTATGAATCGTGCTTTATACTTTGGATATTTATTAAATTCTTCTATCCTGTGTTTCCTCGCTATTGGACAACCGATGCACCCCACTCGCGTAAAGCCTTCTCCGTAAAGCGGATTTACCTCTATATGCTCACTTTCGATATAATTCCATAAGTAATTATCCGACCAATACGCTAACGGATTTACTATAAAATAGTTCTTTCGATAACATGCACCCGTTTGTCTTACTTCTTCCGCATTATCAAAATGAAACAACTGAATATCAGAATATTTTTCCTTATCTCTCATTTCAATACTATCACGATGTAATGACCGTTTTACGCTTTCCGCCTTTCTTACCCCGAAAGAGTGGGTTGCAAATTTTAGTTCCGGTATATCCCGTTCTTTCAATTCACTGCAACAAAATCGAGCTTTTCTCAAAGGTAACATCTTCCGTTCTAAACACAACGACCAAAAACTTTTTTCGGGGTAATAAATTTTACATGGAATCCCTTCCGCTTCCCATTGCGCAAACTTCTTTCGGATATAATATACTGTCTCCGGCGCGTCCAATGTTGTATGATTATGAATAACGAAAAATTTTACTCCCGATTTCCGAAATAAGTCTACTAAAACATCACTGTCCTTTCCTCCGCTATATCCTACGATATAGCCTAACGGATTACGGTGTAAAGCGATAGCCTCAAACTCTTTTATCAGTCTTATGCTTTGTTCTACCGTCGAGTTCTCCGTTCCGTCAAATACGGATTGCTGATAGTTCATTTCTCTCCTCCTCAAAACGGCATATCCTCATTTTTTACGCCCAGCCCTTTCATTACACGCATTAAATCAAATATTGCTTTCGTTTCATTATCCGATAATATTATGATTTCGTCGTTATCTTTGGCATACGGATCGTAATTCCTCAATGTTATTCTCCCGTCACTGTTTATACTCGCTTGACTTCTGCTTTGTCTAAGTTCTCCGTTTACTGTTAATGTTTCTTCTACCTTCATTTTTCGCTTCAGTATTATCATCTTTTTTCTCCTTAGTCAAACGTAATAGTCGACATAAAGCAATTCAAGCTCACCGCGCAGTTTTTTGCTCATTTTGTAGTTACCGTCGAGGATCTTTTCAAGAACCTTCTTTGTCTCACTGTACGATTTGTCGTTCCATTGTGAAACGGGCTCGCACGGTTGTTGAATTGCGGGAGGTGTAGCCCCCTGCCTGTAAGAAATTACGAGTACGTCATCTCCGACGCTACTTTTCAGTTCATCAAGATCAACGCTACCGTCCTCTACAAAAATAAATGTCTTAATCATTTTCTTGCTCCTCCTTGTACGATTTCTTTGCTTCGTCAATGTAGTTTTCTATCATTCTCGACAATTCATAGATCCTGTCCTCCATAAACGCAAAATCGTTGAGCCGCTCTTTGTATGCGTTTAATTTCTGCGTTCTGTAATACTCCGCAATCTCGTCAAGTTCCACGATTTCAACGGTTTGCGTATAGTTTTCGTGGCTGTTGAACTCCTCCACAAGCGCGATAATGTCCTCTTCGGTCTTTCCCCGCGCTTTAAGCTGTTCATAGTCATCACCACCGTCTCTCACGATCTTCTTTGTTTCTTTATCTCTGCAAATGATTACTTTCATTTTTTTAGCTCCTTTTCCTACTTCCCGTTCATGTGCGCGAACGGGTTTCGGTTTGCCTTGCATGTTTGCTCTTTCTCTCAAAACTGAACTTTTCCTTTTTATTTATTCCAACCCGCGCACGGTCGTTTGCCTGTTATTCCGTCAAACACTCTATCTCTACTTCTACCCGAGCCGAGGCTCCGTATTCTTTCTTTACCGTCAGTCCTACAACCTGCGAATCGTCATAGTAAGCTACTCCTTTCAACGCGTCTAAAATCGCTTTCGCTATATTATCCGAATCGGGTTTCTTGCAAGGCTTTATTTTGCCCTCTGTCGCGCTTTTCCTCATTGCCTTGGAGAATGACTCGGGAATATCGTATATCGCTCTCACAGATACGTTTAACGGCGTTTTATTGTAATATGTACCTCCCGCCGCTTTATAACTCCACCTCACAAGGTTTTCATAGTCTACCGTATTCTGCGGCGTCATACTTTGCATTTTTCCTAACCGACCGTTATAGAACGTCCTCGCACGCGCCTTTCCTTGCGGTTTTCCTTCAACGATGAATTTCATCTCCACAGCCTCCGTGCTTCCTCTCGCCTCTCCATTCGGTATTCCGCATACACCATGCTTTCTCCGTTCCTCGATTTACCTATCCGCAAATACGTCTTTATCGGATAACCTTGCTTCTTCAACTCGTATATCCGCGCTCCCAATCTCATGATTCCGTATCTCTCCATCGCTTCAAGGCTCGTAATACTTCCGTTATCAAGCAGGTGCCTCAACACCTCTTCATTCTGCGTCATCTCTCACCCCTTAAAATTCCATCTGTTGCAATCGCATCATACGTCTGCTTCTTCCCGTCACTAACAGCAACGCCTGTCTTTCTATTAATCGGTCACATATTCGTTTCGGTAATTCTCCGTTTACCGCCATGTCCTCTATCGACTGATTACTCGTGATTACTATCGGACGGCGGTTGTCATATCTCCGGCAAATTATGTCCGAAAACTTATCCAAGGCGAAACTTCCACTCTCCGTTTTCCTTACGAGTTTTGTTCCTCCTACATCGTCGATTATCAGGCAATCACACAATTCCATAGCCCTTAAATACCCCTGTTCCGTTTCCGATGTCGTGCTTTTATACGTCGCTTTTATCGACGAGAGGATTCTTTCCAGCGTCGTGAATATACACGTTTTCAAATACTCGTTTTCCAGCTTGTTGAGTATACATGCCGCAAGATATGTTTTCCCGATTCCCGAAGCTCCGTACAGCCAAATCCCGTGACCTGTATTTTGTACTTTGTCAAAGTTATCGCAGAATCTCTCACACCTTTCTGCACTTTCCAAATATTCTCGGCTTGCTCCTTGCATATCCAATCGAGAAAATTCGGCTCGCCGATATGTATCTCCCAACTCGTTGAAATTCAGTTTCTTGTACTGTTTCACGCAATATGCACGTTCTTCCCGTTCCTTTTGCGCTTTTATGTTTCTATACTCGCATTCGCACATGCAGTTCAAAAATACGCCTCTCTCCGGATCGTCGAACGATTTCACTTTCCGACAGGTTTTACAGTAAATCTCCCCGCCCTGCATAAATTCCTTTGCCGAATTTATCTTCGATAACGCCATTTCCCTCTTTTCGGCATACTCTTTTGCGCTATGTAAAAACACTTTATCAAGGATTTCTCCTATCGGTGTCAATCTCGCTGTTCTTTGCATTTCCTACCTCCCTCGGTCTCCGTATTCCGCTCGAAATTCCGCGCGCCGTTTTGCCTGTTCCGGCGTATCTCCGTTTTCGTCTATCACTTTTCCCTTTTTTCCTCGGTCAAAATCTCGATAACCTCCTCCCGCTATCTTTCGGTAGTTTTGACAGACCCATGAAAACGATTTTGTCTTTTGAAGAAATTCACTTTCCTCGAATCTCCTTCTTAGAAGTTCAAAATCTATTTCCGCATAATCTCCCGCCGAATAGTTGTCTACCTCCAAAGGATATCTCTCAAAAAATTCCTTCTGCGCCTCTGAACGTACGTCCTGCTTTTCTTCTTCCCTTTCCCCTATGACCCTTTTCTCTTCTTGTTCGTTCTTCTTATTCTTGTTCTTATATTCTCTTTCTTGTTCTTTATTCTTTATTCTTGAAGGCGACAATTCTATTTTCTTTTCGTTTGTTTCGTTTTTGATTTCGTTTGTTTCGTTTTTGATTTCATTTGTTTCGTTTTGTTTTTCGTTTGTCTCCGTTTCTTCCTCAAAACCTTCTGTTTCTTTTTCTTTTGAACTTGCCGACGACCTTACTTTCGATTTATCCAACGACGGTTTTATTAGATTAAACGCTAATCGACAAACGCCTTTCAACGACGGTTCTTTTCCCTCAAACATATACGCAAAAATTGCGTTATACAGTTTTCCTTGTTCTTCTTCTGTCAATCCATTCTCCGGATCGTTTATTGCATCATAATAATTTTTGAAAAACGTGAAGCCATTGACTCCCTTCATCTTTTACCTCTTTAATCCGTATATTTTCAGGATTGTTTTATCTGCCTCTATACCGCCGTCAAGATGGTACTTTTCCATAAACTTGGATTTTCCGAGTGTATGTATTTCTGCATGATGTTCTCGACAAAGACTAATTACTTCTCGGCCGATATGCTGCACATCGTTCCGATCGTTTCCCATGCCTATCGCGTCGATATGATGCAAGTCCGCGCGCTTCCCGCACACCACGCATTTCTTATGAATCAGACACGCATAGGTGTAGTCCCTGATGTCATCCACGTATTCCAAAAGCGGAAATTTCAACGGAATATCGTTATCGATGATGAATCTTACAAGATACCTTTGGAACTCCGACACAAGGCTCATAGGCGCGTTTGAAAGACTGAAAATCTTGTCCGCAAGCGTTTCCACGTGGCTTTGCCAAAAATCCAATTTTAACGCCGTTTTCGTCCCTTCCTCCGTCTCGCCGCTCCATTCCGCTATCGCATTGATAAGCGCATAGCACATCCGGCGCTGTTTATCGGAGAGCGGACGACTGTCTATGTAGTCGATATACGCTTCCTTCACCTTTCTATGCGTAAAAATATAGGTATCTATCGGAGCCTGTATTATCGCATTTCCATCCGCGTTTATATCGATTATTTTTCCTTTTATCATTCTTTCTCCTTAAAACGGCAAATCGTCGTCATCTGTTTTTTCTAACTCTGAACGATACTTTTCCATTTCTTCATTGTTTCTTTTCTTCATTCTTTCAAGCGTTTCTCGAACCTTTTGTGTTGTTTCTTGGTTCCATTCAGCGTATGGAACTCCCAACTTCTTTTCTAATGCTGCAATCGTTGCTTCTGCGTTCTTTACTCCGTAGACCTGTACAAGCTCGCTTTTCGTTAGTTTCCATTCTTCCGTCTTTCCCGTCTGTTTTGCCTTCGTCGCTTCCTTGGGGTATTGGAATACTTCTCGTCCGCGTTCGTCTACGATTGTTATCTTCGAAATTTTTCGGCTTTCTGTATACTCTATCTCCTTGACGTCAAATCTTGAAAACGGATTCTTTAATTTATATCCTTTCCCGTTTGATACCGTCTCTAAGGGTAAGAATATAAATGGCGCGGTATACAGCTCCCGTCCGATTCCCCACTGTACTCCTGCTCTCTTAAATGCGTCAGAGGCCTCCCCTTTCTTCTCGTTTCCGTCTCCGTCACTGCGGCTCTCGATTCCGCAGTCCCATTTCCATACCCAATCCTGCGTCGTCTCGTCTTTGATTCCGATTCCACAATACAAGTTACCTTTGATTTCCTGATATTCGCTTTGCCAATTCTCCGCTCCTACCGTCTCGTCGAGAATGTCCATATCTACTCGGGAAGTCTTATAAATCAGGGCAACTGCTCCTTTCTCCGTTACCTGTTTCACTTTCACTTCTATTTCTTCCGGTTTTAACACCCTGAATTTGCTCATGTTTTTGCCCTCCTTTCCGTATTAAACGGACATTTAGCTGTCGGGAACGGCACGTAATTAAACAGTCGGTACACATGATTTATATAATCGTATGTCGGGCGATTTCCTATATCCAGCTCCTCTTTCGTCGCTTCGCAAATATAATCGTCCTCTCCTTGATATACTCGGAAACAGTTTTTACAGCCTTTACACCCGTTCTCTTTTAAGTTCTTCCACTCTTGCTCTTTTTTTGCCTGTTCCTCTGCCTCTATCCGTTTTAATTCGTTTTCTTCGTACTGTCCTTTTAACTCTTTAAGACGGATTCTTACTTCCTCGGCTATCTCGATTCCGTTTCTTTCTGCATAGCTTATCAATGCGTCAAGCCTTTTATATTCGCTTTCTACGTTCCCTTCCCTCATTCGGAGTTTTCCGTTTATATACCCGTCGAATATTAAATAACAACTATGTAGAAAGGCCACGTTTTTTTCTTCAAGTGTACATGCCACTTTCCCGCTCTCTATCAAAAGTTTCATGCTACCACCCCTTTTAATAGGTTCTCTGTCAAAGATAAACTATAAAGATATTCCTCTATTGCTTCATCGTCTGTTTGGGCCTCATTAAGCCCTTTTACGGTAAAGTATAAATATCTTTCGTCGTCATTTACCGGTTCCCCATTCTTCATTCTTCGGAAGATACTTTCTAACTTTACTTTCAAAATATTCCGTTTCTTAATATTTATCATAGCCATTCCTCCGCAAGATTTCTTCTAATTGCTTTCGCTCCGCTTCCTCTAATTTTCGAAGGCGTTCTCCTTTCTCGTCTATCGGCTTAATACACTTTTCCGCAAACTTATCTAACCATTCCAATAGCTTTTTCATACACACTCCCTTGGCTTTCGGCGACCCCTCTCGGGGTTTCGGAACGGTGCCTCCGCTCTCTCGTCAGACCGATTATTTTTTTCTTGTTTCCCACACATTCCGCTTAACCTAAAACTACGACATTGCCCGTTTTGATTTCCTCGGTAAGCGTATTCTCGAAAAATGTTCTAATGTTCTTTTTTGCCTTTATTCTCCAAGCTCCACCATCTGCTTCATACAGGGCGAAAGAGTTACCGTCGCTGATACGAAACAGAAACTCTGATTCAGGCTGTTCCACCTCAATAAAAGTACGAAACGGGGCAAGTTTGATGATAGGCGTGATTTTGACGTCAGAAGCAAGGCAAGCCCCTTGTTTCGCTACAACTTGCTGCGAGATACCGTCATCGGACGTCTCGACCGACTCGATATTGGAAACCTTTTTGAGGAGTAGCAAAAGGTTTGCCGTGTGCTCCGTCTGAATGAACAGCGAACGGATCGCAATCACGAAACGCTCGTAGTCATAGCCTTTACCGAAACAGAACCTGTTGCCCTCCGCAACCGCGCTGTATGGCTTTTCCCTGTCTTTCTCGCCGTCAAGTGAAGTAATGACCGATACACACCCCTCCGACTCGATGTTGATGTAGATTGGTAAGACAAACCGTTTCATTTCCCTCTTGACGATTTCCACGATGGACGAGAGATCGGAAAACCTGATCTCTGCCGCAATGTCCTTGCGGGGCATAATCTCGACGAGGCTTTTTGTCGCAAAAGTGCGACCGTTACTCTCGATGACCTGCACCGTGTTCTCCTTGACGATACGTTCAATGTCGTTTACGATGTTGTTGTTTTCCATTGTCTTATTCCTCCAACTTTTTGATTTTTACAATGTGGGTTTCATGGACTTCACCGAAGATGTCGGCTTGTCCGTCGATGTAGCCTGCGCCGCTCTCTATTAGCTGATAGCTATTGTCTATCAAAGCCATTGCCATTTGAGAATGTACGGCATTCGTGGGACGGAGCTGCTTTTTGACGGTAGTCTTGATGTTCACCGTCGTTCTGTTGTTGACGGGCGTCAGGCAAAGTTCTACAGTGAGCTTGCGCGGCTTTTCGTCGGTGTTCGGGTTTTGAATGTTCTCGATTACCTTTACAAGCTCATAGTTGATACGCTCGATTGCAGCGGCGTTTGCGAACTCCAAAACGCTTGTTACTTCTTTCATTCCTATTTCTCCTCCTTCGCAGGCTTTCGCCTGCTTTTATTTTTTTTGGCTTGTAACCTTCTCGGCTATCATTTCAGGAAACCAAACCCAACCGCCTAAAAAATTACTTGTTTCATCTTCCTTCATTCTTGCATAGGAGCTAGCGATATTAATGTGTATTTCTCTTATAGTCATAATCTTCCCGCTCCATTCATCCATCGATGACACGCCATAACGACAATACCGTATAGGCGTGCTGATTATCCTTACTTTGTCTCCTACCTTCAATTCCTTAAATTCTTTCTCTGTCATTCCCTTTCTCCTTCCTTCATGGATTATTTTTTTCAGATTTTAACTTTCGTTCGCGGATAATTTCTTTTTGAAAATCGTCAAGACATGAATAAAATAAGTGGTCTATTCTTTCGAGAAGCTTTTTCCCTTTATCATGAGACATCTTATCGATTTCTTTTGAGATTGTTACTTCAAAAAAGCATTTGACTCCGCTTTCTTCTGTTACTTGGATTCTCAACAAATACACATCCTCGATTGCTGTAAGATAGACATTTTCTTTCTTTTTCATTATCGCCCTCCTCTTTGGAGGGTTTTCTTTTTCCCTCCGTTTATGTTCCTTTCTCCTATTCCTCAAAGAATCTAACAAAATTATATAATTTCTTCAATTTTGCAATCTAATGCCTTTGCTAATGTCTGTAAATTTTCCCTACGCGGTGAATGAATTCCTAATTCATATTGATTTATCGTATTCCGATTTATGCCCGTCTTTTCGGCAAGCTCTACAATCGTCAAATCGCGACTAATCCGCATAAGTTTCAGCTTTTTCATTGGTTCAAACCTCTTTTTATAAGCCGACATAGTTCTTCTGCACCTCCTTGTATAGTGTTGCTTTTTGCTTGTCTTTGTGATATAATTCTTTCATTAAAGTATAAGGAAAAAATTATTATGTATTGTCCGATAAAAAATTGTGATTGTCTAAACTGTTCTCACCATAACGATTGTGTTCTTTTAACGGCTGAAACAAAAGCTATTCAAAACGCTGAGAAGCTTTCTGATATTGAGCAGAAAATTAAAGAATTACACAATATGCTTTTTAATCTTCTTCAAAAAATAGATGATTGAGAAAAGTAATTAAATCTTCTGCAAAAACTTTGCTTACTTCAAACAACCTCTCTTGTACATATTCATTTTTATTACGCGCAGTCATAACCGTGCTTTTTAGATTTGTCATTTTCTCCGTAAGTTCCAGTATTTCTTTGTCTGATAAACTTTTCATTTTAACTTTTGTCATACCTTACCTCCAATTTGAAAATATTATTGTAAAAGCCTCTATCAAAGGAAAACTTATGATTTCTCATACTGAATACAAATTTCTAAAATCAATTAAAAAAGGCGGAATAGTCCACGATGCAGGATTGCAAGCATATGAACGACAACTTTTCAACGACGGTTTTATTGAAATGAGCTCGATTAACGGCGACCGTCTAAATATTTGTCGGCTTACCCCGACAGGCGAACGAGCAATTACTGAATATAAGCGACAATCAATCACTAATACCTGTGAATTTATTGGTATTGCCGTGGCCATCGTTTTTGGAATTTTGGGTATTGTTCTTTGAGGTATACTCAATCCCTTTGTCTAAAATTGCTGTGGGATATTCTTTGTTTCGATATTTCTTTTCTTTACGAAAAAAACAGTGCCAAACAATTTTATATATAAGAATGCCTATACTACAACAAAGCGAAACGATTGATAATATCAAACTAACCATATGTACCTCAAAGCTTTATTTTTTTTGCACTAATGGCACTTTATGGGTTTATTATAGCGCCAATAATGGCATTTGTCAAGCATTTTTCATAAAAATTATTGCACTATTTGTATTTTTTTCCTATAATAGTGCCAAGAGGTAATTTATGGATATAGATTTATGGAAAAAACGTAAAAAGGAATTACATTTAACGCACGACCAATTAGCAGAATTATCTGGTGTATCAAGAAGAACGATTGCAGGTATTTTTGCCAATGACCCTACAAGGTGCAGTCCTACCTATAATACTATTCAAGCAATAGAAAAAGCGCTTGGAATTGATAATACATGGACGAGCAAAGATTACGAAAACGGTATTATAGACACAAAAAAAGTCAGCATTACTGCTGACCAAGAAGATGTTTTGGATAAGTACAAAGAAGTCGAAGCACTACTCGGTGAAAAGGGTAAAAACCTTGTCATCGAATTTTGTGATGTACTAATAGAAAAATTTAAGAGGTAATAATATCGAACAAATTACAAAATAACTCAAAAAAGAACAATCTAAGTGTTTTTTCGCGGTTATAAAATTGCTATCCTTGAATAAACGGAGAAATCCGTAATATTATCCACAGGAGGTAGTCGATGACTACACAAAAAACACTTCTTGCCCTATTAGAAAAAGTAGAGCAATTAGAGCAAAATTTTACCCCCCCCCCATAATGTATTATCTTTAACAATGTCGGAAAGTAGGTTTTTGAAATTCAACGAAAAGGAGATTTTCAAAATGCCTAAAACATTCAGAAAGCAGTTCCGAGCGCAAGGCTGCACTGCTCATATTCGGAAAAGAACAGATGGGCGTTACAACTGTTCTTACGAAATAAGATATGCAAAAAAACCATACGATAAGCATCCTATCTCCGCAAGCGGCACAACAATAGAAGAAGCTAAAGCTCGTTTTATCGAAAAACTAAATAACTATACCTTTGACGACGAATCCGCGCCTACCGTCCCTGTAACCTTTGATGGATTTTCGGTATATTGGTTCGAGAATTTTTACAAAAGAAAGGTATGCGCTGAAACTTACAAAAAAGGAATGGTTAGATATAACAATCTTGTTAAGCCACGGTTTGGGAAATTGAAGCTCAAAGAAATTCTTCCTACGGCTATACAAACATTGCTTGATTCTCTTGCAGACCGACATAGACTTGAAGAAGATGTTCATTCTATGCTAAACCAAATATTCGCTTGTGCTGTTAAACACGGTGTATTAACGCTTAATCCAGTTAGCATGTGTTTTCATCAAAATAAGGAAAGACAACATGGAACGCTGATCGAAAAGAATGAAGAAGAACAACTTCTAAATACTTATGCAAACACACCTCTACAAATAGTATTTGCAGTTATGTTTTATACCGGATTGCGTCCTAACGAATACGCCACTGCTGTTATTGACGGAAATTTTATTCGAGCTAAAAACTCGAAACGAAAAAACGGGAAAGAAGAAATAAAACGCATTCCCATAACCCCTATGTTACGACCTTATATAGACGGTTTAACAGTATTGCCGGAGGTTAACCTTAAAACTCTCGATAAGAGGTTCAAGACGGTATTGCCCAATCATAAGCTTTATGATATGAGAACCACTTTTCAAACAAGATGCAGTGAGTGTGGTATTCCCGATAACGTAATCGGTATATGGATGGGAAACTCGATAGGCAAATTAAAAGAAGCTTATACAGATTTCTCAAACGAATACTTATTAAGAGAAGCAAAAAAATTTAAGTATTAAGGAAGTTTGTACCCCAAAAATACCCCAAAAAACTAAAATAAAATATATTTTTAGATTGTTAAAATAAGGGTAAAAAGCAGTAAAATCGCATATTTTAAGCCACTTTTTATACTTACTTATGGCCTTTTTGGGGTTCAAATCCTCTTCTCTGCGCCAAAAAAGACAGAATATTTCGGTATTCTGTCTTTTTTAATATTTGATAGGCGGTAGGAAAAATGGGAATTATGTTTTGGCTTATGATAAGCGGTCTTATTTTATATGGTCTTTCTATGTTCGCACTGATTTTCTTGGTCGATTGGGATTCCAAAAAGAGGCATCTTTACGGCTATATTCCTAAAATTGCGCTTTTTTGGGTCTATTTTGTTTGGGATTACATATTTGTTGCGCGCAGACGCCCCCATTTGAAGCAAAACAAATCTTCATCTCCTCAAAGCGGCGCAACGGAAGTAACAGAGCCGAATTATTGTCCACAGGTTATTAAAGCGCTCAAAATTTTATATTTCGTTACGATATTTTCTGTTTTTCTTATGGTCTTCGCTGGTATCTTCCACGATTTGGGTTAAATATCATTTTTTCGAACGGACTTTACGTCCGTTTTTTCGTATGAATTTATGGCTTTTCGCAACGAATTTCCTTGTCCAAAATATCTCTGTTTTATTAAAAGTTATTTCGTATAAAACGGTATGAAAAAATAATCCCGTTACGAAAGTTTACGGGATTTACTCAATAAATGCCGTTAAAAAACAAACGCGACTTAAACGCTGAAATCCAATTTTCTTTTCTGTGATTCCCGCCACATTCGTATTAAATCCAAGCACTCTGTATAAGCGACTTTTTCG